CTATTGGAGGAGGCGGTGGTGGAGGAAATAACTCTGATAACGGCTCTTCTACAGGTGGTTCCAAAGGTAACAACACAACTTTAGCTCATTCTGGTGGTACATTTTCTGCTACAGGTGGTGGTTTAGGTGGTTCAGCTTCAGGATATTCATCAGAAACAGGACCAAGAAGTGGTGGCACAGGTGGTTCTGGTGGAGGTGGTGGTGGTTCTTATAACGCTGCTGGTTCTGGTGGATCTGGTAATGAAGGTAGTTATACTCCTGCTGAAGGTAACAATGGTGGTAATGGTAACAGTGCAAGCTACCAGTGGGGTTCTGGTGGTGGTGGAGGAGGAGCTTCTGCTGCGGGAACTGTTGGTGGTAATGGTTCAAGTGGAAGAGGTTCTAACAGTGGTGGTTCTAGTTCAGGAGCTGGTGGTGCTGGGACAACAGGTTTTGACAGTGTTTTAAGAGCAGTAGGAGCACACGGTGGACATCATGGTGAAATAGATAGTAATGGTGCTAATACAGGTGGTGGTGGAGCTGGTGGTTGGCAAAGTTCTGGTTCTTCTGGTGCATCTGGTGTAGTAGTTTTAAAATACACTTCAAATGCTACTTTGACAGGTTCAAACGGAGCTACAGTATCAACAACAACAAGCGGTGGTTTTAAAACAAGTGTTATATCAACAAGTGGAGATATTACTTTTAGTTAGGATAATTATGGCTCACTATGCACAACTAGACAATAACAATTATGTAACTCAAGTGATAGTAGGTGCTGACGAAACAGATGATACACCTGAAGGTTTCGATACTTGGGAAGAATTCTACTCAGATCGTTATGGAGTAACTGTAAAAAGATGTAGCTATAATACTAGACAAGGAGTTCACATTCTTGGTGGCACACCTTTTAGAGGTAGCTATCCTAGAATAGGTGACAAATACCACGAAGATAAAGATGTATTTGCAGTAGAACCACCATATAGTGATTGGATTTTAGATGACGATGGTGTTTGGAATCCACCTGAAGAGATGCCTTTAGATGGTACACCTTATGTTTGGAATCAAAATAAAGGAGAATGGGAGAGCGATGAAGGAGTTACTGAAACGGTTGATTTACCCCCGCCAGGGTAATTTAGCAGTTGTATCCAATAATGAATTTTTAATAGAAGAATATCCTTTAGAAAAATATTCAAAACATTTACCAAGTTGGTTTAAAGATATAAAAGTTGATTTGGCTGAATACAACAAAGACCACGAAAAAGGTAGAGGTCATACTGTTAAATCTTGCTCTGGTATATGGGACTACTTTAAATATGGATACTTACTTAGATTTAACTTTGATGTTACTTTAGATATAAATGATGATAATAGTTTTGAGTATTATCCAAAAAGTCATGAAGATAGATTTCAAATGACTTGGTTTGATGCAGAACTATATGGAATGCACACTCCTTTACAATCACAATCAGATTTAATGATAAAACTAGAAACACCTTATAAAATAGTATCCAATAAGTCAACAAAAGTTCTTCTTACAGATCCTTTTTATAATTACGATTTAAGTTACAGAATAGTCCCTGGTATTGTTGACCCATTATATGTAAATGATGTAAATATTATTATTGAACCTTTATCTGAAAAAATAGAAATTAAAAGGGGAGACCCTGCTTTAGTTATGTTTAGTTTAGATAATTTAAACATACAATCACGAGTTGCTACTAAAAAAGATAACAAAATTATAAAAAGAAATTTATACAAGCAAAATACTTATGGATTATCTTGGTACGAAAAACACAGAAGCAATAGAGACTAAAATCCTAATAACCGTTATAAATACTGCTAAACTAAGAGAAGGACTACTCAGTTCAAGGAGAAATAATGGGAAAAATAGTAACAGATGAATTAGAAGAGCGTGTCGGCTCTGCTGGTGTAACTGTTAACAGTACTATGAAAATAGATACTATTGCAGAAAAAACTTCTGCAAATGGTGTTTCAATAGACGGAGTAAAATTAAAAGACAGCATCGTTGTAGTAGATACTATAAATGAATCTACATCAACAGCAGGTGTAACAATTGATAGTGTTCTTTTGAAAGATGGTGCAATACAAAATGCAACCATTTCTGGTGGAACATTAACTGATTATGTAGAAACAGATGTTGCTATATCATCAGCCGCTGTTTTAGCAATTGATATGGCTAACGGAAATACTGGTTCAGTAACTTTAGCTCATAATGTCACAGATATAGATTTTACTAATGTTCCATCAAATGGTACTGCTTCATTTACATTAAAAGCAACACAAGATGGTACAGGTTCAAGAACTATGGCTATAAATCAAATCACAGTAAATGGTGGTTCACATGCTACAGGTCTTACAGCTGGCAATGCAGGAATTACTTTAACAACAGCTGCAAACTCAGTTGACTTGGTCACTTTCTTGTTTTTTGATGCAGGTACACCGTTAATCAATGCTAGTTTAGACTTTAAAAACAGTTAGGAGTATCAATGCCTTTAGGAGCATCAAGATTTAACTTCACACTAGCTAGTGGATCTAAAAATATGGAAATGACTGTATATATGGTTGGCGGCGGTGGTGGCGGCGGACTAGGTACAGGACACTCTGGATGGGGTTATTTTAGAGGAGCTGGTGGCGGTGGTGGAGGTTACATCACAGGTACAGCTGAACTTTTTACAGCAGGACAAAGTTACGCAGTCTCTATAGGTGGAGGCGGTGGAGGTCAATCTACAGGAAGCAACACTACTATGGTTTACAACGATGGAACTTTAACTTCTGATGGTGGTGGAAAAGGTGGTAATGGTTCTGGTAATCACGCAGGTGGTGGCGGTGGTGGTAATGGTGGCTCTGGTGGTGGCGGAGGAACAGTTTTTGCTAATATAAGGCCTTACGATAGCCACGGTTACAATGGTGGTAATCAAACTCAAGATGACAACACAGTCCCTTCTGGATGGACTACTAACGGTAGTAATGGTAGTAAAGGTAATAGAGGTTCAGGTTTCTCAGATGGTAATCCACCCCCAGGAGCAGGTGGTAGTGCAGGTTCAGGAACTATAGCAGCATTAGGTTACTCAGTTGGTAATGGTACTAGCAACAGTACTGCAAACAGAGGTAATGGTGCTGCTGAAGGTAGCAATAACTCAGGTGGTTCAGGACAGATTTATATACTTCACGACTCTGCTTTAACATATTCAAATCCTGGTGGAGGAGTTACATCAAATACAGGTACATACTCAGGTTCTAGTTTTGTACAAATTACTGGTGGCTCAGGAAATATTAGTTTTAGCTAGGAGAATATATGGCACATTACGCAATATTAGATGAAGACAATATAGTTTTAGAAGTAATAGTTGGTATAGATGAAACAGAAGATGCACCTGAAGGCCACGATGATTGGGAAAGTTTTTATAGCTCCAAAAAAGGTGACAAAACTGTTAAGAGAACTAGCTACAATACTTTACTAGGTGAACATAGTGACGGCAAAACACCATTCAGAGGAAACTATGCAGGTATTGGATACCATTATTTACCTGATGATGATATATTCTTAGTACCCCCACCATACGATTACTTTGTTGCAGATGCAGATAATTTTGTTTATATACCACCTATAGAAAAACCTGATGATGGTAAAAATTATGTTTGGGATGATGATGAGTACCAAGCAGATAATACTCAAGGGTGGGTAGTAATTGAGGAACCAGAAGAATAATCATAAAATAACTATATAATATAGTTGTGGGAAAAATAATTACATTCGGTACTTTTAGTAAAGATATATTCTACACAGAAGAAGTACATCCAATACCTATGTCTGAATATCCTATTGAATGGTGGGAAAATATCAAAACAGAAAAGATTAGGTTTGATGATGGGCAAGAAGGCAAGAATGCTAAAGCCTGTCCTAGTTTTGTTGAAATATATCAAGAAGGTTATGTTATTCCTGCTCCAACAGATTATAAAATAAAGGTCACACCTACAGGAAAGTTTTTTTGGGAAGCAGCCTTTACATTTAGACGAGATATGGATGGAGGAAGTTCTGATAAGGATGATATTGAATATCATTACAATGACCAACTTGTTTATCATCTTCCAAAAGATTTTGATACAAAAATGATAATTAAAATAAATTTACCTTGGAAAGTATTTACACCTGATGGGTACTCCATAAGAATAATGAAGATGCCTTTTACTAGCAATAAGAATTGGGAACCTACTTATGGTGTATTAAGAACTGATAGAAACCATCATCTTAATTTTCAAACAAATATTAAAACAAATACAGAAGAAGTATTTATAAATCAAGGAGAGCCATTAGCTTTAATAGTTCCTTATAAGAGAGAAAAATTTAAAAGTAATATAGTTAATTTGAATGATAAAAATAAACATAGTATTAAATACCATAAACATTATTTAAAAACTTACGGTAAATATAAAACTAACTTTAGAAAGGATTATTGGAGTGACAAATAAAGAAATAACAGTTTACTACGCAAGTCCTGATAACTTGAATGAAACACAAGATTGGGGAATACTTTATAAAGAACCACAAAGTTTAAAAAGTATTCTTACATCTAATTATTTTCAAGATAGAAATAATAATTTAGATAATAGAGGTTTTTTAAATTGCACTGCTTTTCAAAGACTAAATAAAAATTTGTTTGTTATTGATAATCCTATACATTCTAGTTTTACTTTTAAACCAACGACAATTCAATTTACAAAACAAAACTCTTTATCAGCGATTTATAAAAGAGAGCCACAACTTGAAAATCAAATACTATTTGAATATAACTATCCATGGATATTTTTTGCTGATGAAAGTCTTGAGATGCAAGTTACTGCACCTTATTTTTTAAATGCACCACATTTACAATATGCAGCAGTTACCCCTGCACAATATAATATTGGTAAATGGTTTAGGCCTGTACAGTTAGAATTTAATTGTTGGGAGAATGTAAAAGAATTTGAAATACAAAAAGATGAACCTATTGCTTTTGTTAATTTTTTAACTGACAAAAAGATAAACTTTAAGATGTTTGATATGACACCTGAATTAGCAAAGATCATGAATGTTTGTGCTACAGCTAGTGTATGGGAAGCAAACATACCGTTAGTAAATAGATATAAAAGATTTCATGAAAGTAAGATGTTAAGCAAGACTTTAAACAAGGTAAAAGAAAACCTAGTATAATTAGATTAGATTTCATAACCACCGTTATGAATGAAAGGCAGGTACCACCACACGACCTGCCTTTCGCATTTGTGACCTATTAAAAAGTTATATTTTCAAATACTGTATGAACTTAATATATGTGCTACTATTGACCCTGTAGTGAACGATAAGGAGAAATTATGGTAGAAACACCAAAAGAAGAGCCTAAGTCAGTTCCAGGAGAGCAAGTACAAGATTTAGTAGATAAGTACAACGCTCTTGTTGGAGAAAAAAACAATTTAATAGCAATATTAAATGAAATGAAGACACAAGCTGGTAATCATGCTGTAGAAGTAGCAAGCAGAGATGCTGAGATTAACAGACTTAACGGCATTCTACAACAAGTTGTTGGTGGCAATCAAGAACCTGTTACTGAAGAAGAATAACAATGGCGGATACACAGGGCGAGGTATCATTCTTAGAATCTTTAGAAGAAGCAGCAAAAAGAACTACTTCTAAACGCAAATCTAAAGTCGACATAATCTTAAGCGAATTAATAGATGACAATAAAGAAATGTACGACGAAGTTGTCCAAGCTCTAAACGCAGTTACAAAATATTCTGCATCAAATATAGCTTTAGTATTAAAAAACTTTGGCTTTAGTGTGTCAGATTCTTCTGTAAAAAGATGGAGGCAACAGAATATAAATGAGTGAATTTAGTGATAAGTTAGAAGAATTAACTAAGAAACAAAGAGACTTAGAAAACGCTAGAAAGAAAAAAAAGTCTCATCCTGAAGGTACTGAAGAAGGCATATCTTGGTCTGATAAAACTAAAAAAGGTACAGTAACCATTCAATCTAATGTAAAGCCTAACGATGATATATGGAATAAACATTTACTTGAATGGGGGTTTGACCCTGAGTATTTTGAAGTAGTAAACGATACTGTTCAATACAGAGCTTGGGATACAAATATGGGCGATGGTGAAGTACAGCGTATGCACTACTACAAAGCTGACATTGTAAGAAAAGGTCAAAATCCTTACTATGACCCAACACCTTTAGTAAACCTAATTCAAAAACATAAATTTAAAAAGCATACCGAAAAAGGTGACCACGCTTTCATACTAGCGTTAAGTGACTGGCAACTTGGAAAAGAAGATGGAGATGGCGTTGAGGGTGTTACAGAAAGAGTTCTACTAGGTATAGATCAATCTGTTGCAAGGATTAAGGCCTTAAGAAAGCAAGGTGTCAAATTTAATAAATGTGTCATAGCTTGTTTAGGTGATCTTGTCGAAGGGTGCGATGGATTCTACGCCATGCAAACTTTTTCAGTTCAAATAAATCAAAGAGACCAAATACAATTAGGAACAAATCTTTTATTAAAAGTTATAGAAGCAATGGCTCCTTTATTCAAAGAAGTTATTTGTGTTTCTGTTGGTGGTAATCATGGAGAAAATCGTAAAAATGGTAAAGCATACACAGATTTTGCTGATAATTATGATTTAGTTATTGCAGACAATGTAGCTAGGGTTATTAGTTCTAATAAATCTAGTTTTGGTCATGTTAAGTTTGTTATACCTGAAAGTGAATTAGCTGTTACTTTAGATGTAAACGGTCAAATAATGGCTTTTGCACATGGTCATCAATTTAGAACAGGTGGTGGCAACGCAGGTGGTAAAGCTTTTGCTTGGCTCAAAGGTCAAGCTTTAGCAGGGCTACCCGCAGGAGATTGTGACATTCTTTTATCTGCACATTTTCATCATGAATCTGTTTTATCGGAATATGGTAGAACACATATTCAGACACCTGCACTAGACGGTGGTTCTTTGTGGATAGAGAACACTCACGGATTAACTTCTCAACCAGGCATAACTACCTTTACCATAAATAAAAATGGCATGCACAATTATCAGATATTAAAAAGATAACTATATAAACTTGTAATACAGACTAAATGATGTAATACTTTAAGTATGCAATTAGAAGTATTGAGATTTAGTTCTGAACAAGATTCTACAAGCGGTTTGCTTTTTGATGTAACAGGCAATCAAAGAAAATTTCTCTGCTATACCATCGAAGACGAATATAGAGAAGAAAAAGTAAAACATGAAACAAGAATTCCTGAAGGCCTGTATAAATTAACTCTTCGTAGCGAAGGTGGTTTTCATAACAAACACCTTGCAAGATATGGATCTGATTGGCACAAAGGTATGATTTGGGTTAACGATGTACCTAATTTTACCTTTATTTTATGGCATTCGGGGAATACCGACGAGAGCACATCTGGCTGTCTCATTCTAGGTAACTCTCAAACCTCAAATAAAGTTAAACCTGATGGTTTTGTAGGAGCATCTAGAGATGCTTATTCAGAAGTATACCCATTAGTTAGAGATGCTATTCTTTCAGGCGAATCAGTAACAGTCAAATATGTTGACTTTGACCATATTGATGGAAAAGATTTTAAAGCCGTAGGTGGAAGCACAACAAAAGTTTCAAGCCCAAAAGTAGACGATAGTAAAGAAAAATCAATGGTTTATGATTTCTCAATGATTCCTGAGTTTCATGGACCTTTCTATGTCAAAAGCCCAATGATGCAACATGCAGATATAAAGCTATGGCAAAAGAAAGTAGGCATTGGAACTGATGGTTGGTTTGGAAAAGGAACAGAAACAAAGGTAAAAGCAGTACAAAAAGCACTAGGTATAGATGTGACAGGGCAACTAGATCTACATACATGGAAAATGACCTTTGCAGAAAAGAAAGAACGCTAGACAAATCCCAAATTGGTCGGGTAGAGTTTTATACCACGATTATCCCAATTTAAATGGAGATGATGTAGCTGCTTGGCAAGATCAGGCAGGTGGTGTAGTAGTTGATGGGTACTTTAAAAAAGAAGACGCTGAAAGATGCAAACAAATTCAAGCAGTTAATGAATTAATTGTCGATGGAATCGTAGGTCCACAGACATGGTATGTAACTTTTGGCAGAAAGGAATAATGTACATTATGCCAGATTATTGGAGAACTGCATTAATAAGAGCAGGTAGAACTTTTGCTCAGTCTTTTATTGCAGTATTAATGGCCAATCAAGCTGGTATGTTTGAAGCTGATGTCGTTATGGCTGCATCGATTGCGGGAGCTTCAGCTGCTGTTTCTGCTATACAGAACGCACTTGAAGATGCACCGTTTCCGTTTATGTCTAAGATCCCTAAGGGATAAACGAACTCAGTATCAACATACTATAATTAGATAGATGGGCGAGCTTTGGGCTCGCCTTTTCTATGGAAAGGTATTTCGCATGGCTAAAAGAAGAAAAAACATAACTAAATTACAAAAGATAAAAAAAATATTAGGCCGAATGCTTGCAACTTTTATTGCTAATGGTTTAGCAACAATAGGTGCAGGAACACTTATAGGTGTCGATATACTTAGTGCTGTTTTATTAGCAGGAACGCTTGGTTGCGTAAAGGTTGCAGAAGATATAGCAAGAGCTTATTTAGATGACGGAGTTCTTACTATGGACGAAATAGATGAAGTATTTAGTCAATTTGACAGAAGAAAAAAAACATGAACAAACAAAAAATTATGAACGCTATCAACGGGGTAAATGAGGAATTGGGAGAAGATGACATATTAGAAGATATTCATTGTGGCTACGGATTAGGAGAAGAGGAGTGAACAACTGTTGCTACATAAATTCAATACTTTTGCCCGAATATTAATAGTAATTCTTTTAGTTGTACCTATATATCCAATAGAAACTGCTCTAGCTGTAGAAATAACAGAAACAGAAACATTTGATGGTAGTAATGGTTCTCAAGTAACAGATTTAGGAATACCAACTAATACAGGTACTATCGCAATAAGAAATGACCAAAACTGTTGTGGTGTTGGTGGACAATACTTTTTAAGTTTAAAAGATAATTACTCAGGTAGTGCTCAGGCAACTTCTTATACATTTACCTTGCCACATTCTGACCATAACATAACAGAACTTGGCTTCAGAATGTCTGGAGTAAACCATAATTACACTATCCAATATAATTATTCAGACAGTACTAGCGATACTATTAGTTACAATGCCCAAAACAATTCTACTTATGAAGATATAACTAGGACTATTTCAGGTAAATACTTTACTACTTTTATTGTTACTGTATCTGATTGGTCTGGTATAGATACAATATATTGGAAGTATGATGATGGACTTACAGCAGGTATAGGTCCTGCTACAAATTTAGCAACTACACAAAACTTACATAGTGGTGCAGTAGGACTTACTTGGTCAGCACCAACAGGTTATTCAAATACACCAGAAAGATATGCAATAGCTTTTAGTGATGACAACTTTCAAAATACTAACTTCGCTGTTGCAACTACAACAGATAGTGGAGATACAGCTTATACATTTAGTAAGCAATACTTACTTTCTACATTTACAAATTTAACAGTTGGAGATACTCTTTATTTTAAAGTTAGGTCAGATGATGACACAAACTCTTTATATTCTAGTTGGACAGATGTAATTACTTATACAATACCCGATGTAGCTAGTGGTGTATCTACTCTTACAGCAAATCAAGACAATCAATATGTAGGAGTTATTTTTTATTGGACACAACCTAATACAGGTTGGGCAACACAAACAAGTTACAAATTAGCATACAAAGATAGTGATGATACAGACTTTACTTATGTAACTGGTATAAGTGCAGACGCTACTAATTACACTTGGACAGATGTATTAGAAGATACTTACGAATTTTTAATATATGCTTGTACTCAAAATGATAGTTGGTGTCACGGACCACAAAATGGATCTATATCAGTTGATATAGCTAACACTACTCCTACTACTACGACTACGACTATTGTTTACACTCTTGGACCTCCAATGAATCCTACAGTAGATAATGTTTATGACGATGGTGTGTTAGTTGAATGGGATGCTCCTAATACAGGGAATGCGACTGTTGACCATTATGAACTTTATTACAGAACAAGTGCAGACAATGAAACTAAGGTAGATAACATTACAGATACAGAATATACTATACCTTATGATGCTATCCCTAATGGAGAATATACTTTCAGCCTTCGAGCCATTTCTACTACTAACAGTGTTAATAGTGGCTATAGTACTGAACCGACGCTAACAGTATTTAATCAAAAAGCACAAGATGATGCTGACGATGCTGCTGAACAAGCGGCAGCCCAAGCCGAAGCTGACAGAATAGCTGCAGCTGTCCAATGGGAAAGAGACCAAAACTTAGCTGAAACAGGGTATTCAGAAACTGATGCTGAGCGTAGAGATAGAGAAGCTACAGAAATAATTGTTATTGTATTAGATGATGGATCTGAAGGTAATTACACACAAAATGATGTTAATGATGGAACTGTTGAGCGTGATAATCAAAGAGCAGCTAATGAAGAAGAGTACGGATGCTATGTTACAGACGAAGCTATAGCTAGGGGTGACTGTGGTGATATAGAAATTTATGACGATGAATGGGATGAAGACGAATACGAAGATGAGTGGGATGAAGACGAAGATACAGAGTGGATTGAAGTAGAAACTGAAGATGGTTGGGTTGAAGTACCTGTAGATGAACCTGTTTATGAAGTTTATGATGAAGAAGAAGGATGGGTTGAAATTTCTGAAGAAGAGTTTGAAGAGATACTTGAGTTCGAAGCTGAGAAAGACGCAAAAGAATTAGAAGTACTAGAGACTTATGACCTTGAACAATTAGAAGAATTAAATTTATATATACCTGAAGATGAACTTAAAGGCCTTACAGAAGAAGAAATATTAGAAATAGAAAAAGAGTTTGAAGAGTTTATTGAAACAATAATTGTTATAGAAGAATACCTAGAAGAGTTTGAAGATGAAGAGTGGTTAGAACCTGTAATTATATTAATACCTGAAGATATTGATATAACTGAAATAGAAATAGTTGAAGACCGTGTAACACCTATACCAGAAGATGATGAAGTAATAATTATTATTGAAGACTTCCCTGATGAATTTCCTGAAGAAGAATTATCTGAGCTTGAAGAGATACTTGAAGAAGAAGAATTATCTGAGGAAGAGTTAGAGGACTTAACTGAAGAAGAAGTCGAGGAATATAGGGAAGAGCGTAAAGAAGTTGTTGAAGCTTATGTCGAAGAGGTAGAGGAAGAAATACTTGAAGAAATCTTACCTGAAACAGTTACTGTTGAGGAATTTGAAGAGATTAAAGAGAAGGATGTTGAAGATCTTACTGAGGAAGAAGTAGAACTTGTTGTTGAAGTTGCTACTGAAGTTATTGAAGAAGTTGTAAACACTGAAGAACTAGCTGAAGTTATAGAAGCAGAAGATATAATAATTCTTGAAGAAGAGGAACTTGAAGAATTATCTGAAGAGGAACTTGTAGCTTATGAAGAAGAACTTGATGAAGTTATTGAAGAATTCGTCGAAGAATTAGCAACTGAAGAATTAGTTGTGGTTGTAGAACAGATAGTTGAAGTTGGTGTAGAAAATCTTTCATCAGCTGATGAACAAACAGTTAAAGTTATTCAAGCAGTTGTTGCTGAAGTTGTAGATGTTGAAACAGTAGAAGAATTGTCTGAAGAAGAAGTAGAAACAGTAGCTGAAGTATTAGGTTTTGAAGAATCAGAGGATGTTCAGATAATAGCAGAAGCTGCTGCAGAAGATGAGACTGTAGCAGAAGCAGTTGATGAATATGTAGAAAGAAAAGTTGAAAATGCCGAAGTAGAAGACTATACACTAGCTGATGTTGTTACAGAGGTTCAGATGGAAGAGTTCCTCGCCGACCCAGTGGGTGCTATAATAGATATAGATATACAAGAAATTGTTATTACAGAAATAGGTACAGATATGACCTCAGATCAGAAAGAGAAAGCTCAAGAGGTTGTTGTCCCTGTTATTATTGCTAGTCAAATAATTGCAGGAGCATCAATGATACCTGTAAGGAGAGTAGGATAAATGTTTAAAAAGCTAATTAAATTAGTTTGGAATATGCTTGGAGCACCTTATTACATAGCAAAAAAAACAATAGAAATAGTAATTAAAGGTATTAAGCAATCAAGCGTTGTTATAACTCGTATTGTTAAAGGAATTTTAGATGTTGTTAAAGCAATTGTTGATATGTTAATTGGAATTATTAAAGGATTACTTCAATGGCTTAATAAAGGAGTTATGTTAATCATTAACGCTTTTTCGTGGACTTTCAAACAAATTTATAAAATTATTAAATACATACCAACAATATTAAAAGCAATAGGTAAGTGGTTAATTAAAGCTGTAAAAGAATCTATTGCACAAATATTTACATTATTAGGTTTCTTTATTGCCTGGTTAACATTAACTGGGAGTGCCAAAGACATAGTGGGAATTGCTATTATAATCTCAACTGCGATTTGGCTCTTGACTATGGGTATGCGAGAAGAATAGTGAACCACTTTGATTTATACACAATAACATCTGAAGACATATTGTTAGATTTAAAAGGTCAAGAAATTTTGGAAGAAGAATAGATGTGTTTAGTAACTATAAGAGAAGATGGTGGTTTTGTTCAATTATGCAATTGTAAACATGGCAGTACCCATTGTGAACAGAAGTATAAAAATGATTGAAATGTTAATAGTTATGACAATAATAAATAGAAAAAATAAAAAACAATGATTACTAATTTACAAACAGATAGGATGGTACCTTGTCAAGAATGGAATTGTTCAGACTACTTTTATCAATTAGAAGGTAACAAGGATAGATACTGTCCAGAATGTAGACGAAAGGAAATGTGCTAATGACAGTACATAAAGATAAAGATTTAAACGGAGGGTTTACCCAAAAAGAAATGCTCGTAATGTTAATTGAAGGGCAAACAGAAATGGATAAGAGGATTGATCTATTACACGAAAAGGTCAACACTAAACTATCAAGACAGGAACTTAGTGGCTGGTTAGTTGCAGTTTCTGCACTAGGAGTGTTAGTCAACACACTCATGTAATCAAACACCCGAAAGGGGGTAACATGACCGAAATTCTATTAATTATAATATTAGGAATCATATCATTTGGCAGTCTTACATATTTAGGATTTGTCATCAACAATTTTTTTAAGTATTTTATTCAAGTAATGAAGGAGATTAATGAAGAGAAAAAAAGTTAACAGGTGTAAAGAGTGCAATGAGCCACTTAAACACATTCAAACTAATCAATGGATGTGCCATCAAAGTCCAAGTGTTTGTAAATCATCTACAAAAGTTTTATTTTTTAGTAATGAAGAAGAGGAATGAATCCACCATGTCCTGCATGTAATGGAGTTTTGCTAGAAATAAGAGCAGGTCTTTACTGTTATAATAAAGATTGTACGCATTATAAACAAAAAGTAATAGCTTGTTGTGAAGGAGGTGCGTGTTGACAGATAAATGGAGATGGACTGCATTAATAGTCTATTTAACTATATGTGTGTATGACTTTATGGTCGTACCGATTTACTATGGTATAGCAAGAATGGGACTAGATTTAGCTGATTATATGTCTCACTTAACAGCAATAGAAGACCCATTAGTACAAATGGAGTATCTAAAGAAGCTTGTATCACAACACGAACCATTTACACTAAAAGGTGGTGGATTATTTCATCTATCATTTGGTGCAATACTTACAGGTAGTGCGTTAGGAGGTGGTAAATAGTGGAAGAAGATTTTGTACTTCCAGAGAATATGTTTACAGAAAATCCTGTATTCGTAGATACCTCACAAGAATTTGATGACGATTGTGGAGATGCGTGTAAAATATGAAAGTTTGGATTGACCAAGATTTATGTACAGGTGATGGACTTTGTGAAGAAATATGTCCAGATGTTTTTATAGGCCTTGAAGATGGTCTTTATTATGTAAAAGATGGTGACCATGTATATTCTGCAATAAAAGATAATGAAGAAGGTGCAAAGGGATTAGCCACAGTTCCAAAGGGACAAGAAGAAGCTGTAATAGAATCAGCAGAAGAATGCCCTGGTGAATGTATCATGATTGAACCTGATTGAGCTATAATTGATATATGCCTTACAGAATAATTGAAAGAGACGGAGAATATTGTGTCGAGAAGACAACTGATGGTGAGATTATGGGCTGTCATGCTAATGATGACAATGCTTTGGCTCAGATGAGAGCTCTGTACGCAGCAGATAATGACTAAAATTTATATAAAGTTACCTTCTTTAGACGACACAGAGCTTATACCTACAATTAAAGATGCAGTAAACAAAGCTGACAAACCCGAAAATTTAGTTTTTGGTATTTATCTTTTATACAAACAAGAAGAAAACCTTGATAACTTAGTACAAGTAACAGAAATTTTAAACAAATCACATGGATCTGAATTTAAGTTAATGGCACAAGAATTTACAGAAGAACTTATTGGTGTAGGTGTTGGTAGAAAAATGGCTGAATCTATGTATGAAGATGAAGATTATGTTTTACAAATAGATGCACACACTATGTTTTCTAAAAATTGGGATGCTACATTAAAAATGTTAATAGAATTGCAACCCAAAAAAACTCTTCTTACAGCAATGCCTGCTCCGTATTGTTATATAGATGGTGTTAGATCACCTATGAAAACTTTATATGGAACAGGAAGATTATTAAAACTAGAGCCTGGAAACAAAACATATAGAAAAAATTCTTATGGTATTCCTATAGATTGGGTACCAGATTGGAAAGGAACTATTCCAAACAATTCACAAGAGTTTATACCTGTAAAAATGATTTGTTCTAAATTTATTTTTGGTAGAAAAGATTGGGGAGAATATTCAGGAGTACCTGAAACTGCAATAAAATACTCTGAAGAGTCTTTACAAACATTAAATCTGCATAAAAAAGGTTTTAAATTAGTTTTTCCTAATACAAAACACTTCCTTATAGGTCATTTATACAGAGAAAATATTAATCAATACGGGAAAAGACATAGTTTAGCTGATTATATTGGACCTGAAAAAGCCAATGATTACATATATATTCAAGATAAAGCCTATTATGAGGGCGAAATTAGTAAAAAATATAAAAAAACTTTAAAAAGTATGTAACCTTTTTGTCGTACATAGAGTCTAATATGTATGGAGAAGAAAGAATTATTATGCAAGTATTAGATTTATTCGCAGGAAGCTGTAGTTTTGGCAATGTTGCTCGTGAAAGAGGACACAATGTTATTACAACAGACTATAAACAAAATCCTGATAAGACGGTTGACATAGTTTCAGACATATTTGAGTTTGATTACGAAAGTTTACCTCGTATAGACTTTGTTTGGGCAAGTCCCCCTTGCACTACTTTTTCTATTGCAGGATGTAGGTTTCATTGGAATCCACCTGAACCAGATGGTACAAGAACACCTAGATCATCAGCTGCAGGAGAAGGTATAAGAATGATAGAAAAGACTTTAGAGATTATAGATTATCTAGGTCCTGCTTATTGGATTATGGAAAACCCTAGAGGTTTACTAAGAAAGTTCAATGTAGTAGAACATTTACCAAGAGAAACTGCAACATATTGTCAGTATGGTGATGATAGAATGAAGCCTACAGATTTATGGTCTAATTTATTCTTTGATGTTTGGACACCAAAACCTATGTGTAAAAATGGTGCTCCTTGTCATGTTTCTGCACCAAGAGGAGCACAAACAGGAACTCAAGGAATAATAGGTGCATACAAAAGAAGTATGGTACCAAGAGAATTATGTGAAGAAATCATAATTGCTGTTGAAGAGAAAGGAAAGCTATGACAGAGTTAGACGAAAGATATACCATTACTCAAGAACAAGTAGATGAAGCTAGAAGATTAGTTATGTCAGGAATGACAAAAACTAAAGTAGCTGAGATTACAGGATTGAGTAGGTACCAAGTCTATTATTGGACTAATGATGAGGCTAGAGAAACGATTCGTGAAAGAAATGCGAAACGAACACATGAGCCTGGTGATAAAGCTCGAATGAAGCATATCAATGCAAAACGAAAAGAAAGATGGGCTAAAAACCCTGATTCTAAGTTGGCTCATCAAATTAGTTCAGCTGTAAACGAAACAAGAGTTAAAAGAAAAAGCGTTGCAGGAATGGACATAGACGAAGCTAAAAATCTTCGTGATAGTGGAGCATTAAAAGTTCCTAACGCAAAAATTAAATAAATAATAAGGCATTAAACCTTAAGAGATGAATAGATATAAGGAGGCTTAATGCCTAAAAATAAAACAAATCATTACGGACAATGTGCCGTAAGTAGTTGCAAACTACCAATGCTACCTAATGGTGAAGGGGGATTAGACCTTGAAGCCTCAGGTGGTTACGGGGATTTTTGTGACGATTGGGAAGGTGATAGACCTGTATTCCGATTGTGTCACAGACATTCACATAAGTTTGCTAATTGGTTAAACAATCCAGAATTGTTGCACCCTTTTTATGGCCACTCACATAGTGGATCTGAAAAGGGATTTTGGTATGGCCATGTTGGTTGGGAAACAACTACATGGTTATCTCATATACACCTTTTCTTATATTGCTTAATCAAATTCGGTCTAAAGGATGCTGTTTATTACAGTAAACGCCAGATGGACAGCAATGTCTCATGGGCTAGAAAGGATATCAACGATAGAAAGTCGGCTCTTAATTGGCCTAGATTTATCGGTAGATTCTTCTTTTTAGATTACAATCATGCTGGTTTAGTTAGAAGTATCTTTAGAAAATTAAGATGGAAGTATCTTGATTGGCTTAAAAAAACCTATCGTAAGCATAATTCGTTATACAACGAAATTTGGTCTAAAGCTCTTAACGATGGATTTTCTGATTCAGAAAAAGCATATCTAAGAGACTTAGGTCTTGCAATAGCTGCTTCTGAAGAGGAGTAGTTTTTAAAAGATAAATGGGGACTAGCGTCCATCAAGTCCCCATCAATCTGAGTCTAAACATAATGTTTAGTTAGGAGATTAACTATTAATTAATCTGATGTCAGTATAAAGACCAAGTCGCTTTGTGCCAAATAAGAATACTATAATTGTTATATGTATTATTACAAAGTAGATGTTTTAAGAGTAGTTGATGGGGATACAGTTGATGTTCGTTTAGATCTTGGCTTTAATGTTTGGCATAAATGTCGTGTTCGAATGGTTGGTATAAATGCACCAGAATCTAGAACTAGAGACTTAAAAGAAAAAGCTAAAGGCCTTGCAGCTAAAGAATGGTTAAAGCTTATGCTTCATGACGAAATGTATGATATCCAAATGCAATCCCAAGGTAAAGGTAAATATGGCAGAGTGTTAGGTGTCTTCTATAAAGATATGGGCAAAAAGAAACCTTTAAACATTAACGAAGAAATAGTTAAACAAGGTCATGCTGTTGCCTACGATGGTGGCAAGCGAAAATAAAATTAGGGTAAGGGTATTTTTAGTACCCAACTCAGCCTTTCGGCACTCCCTACATTTTCTGTAGAGAAGTTTCCAAGCTATTCCCATGTGTCCGTATGAATCGGGAACCTACCGCTGTGAAGAATATGATAGGCAATACCACCCTTGCAAATACCACAGGCAAACAATAACCTGCCTCTTCTGGTTAGAAAAGAGTTTGTATTTACTAGCAGTTTCACTGCACAGCACACTACCGTAGCTTTTCTCGATACTATGAAAGGATTCCCTTACCCTAACATTTTTGATTTGTTTTTTCTTAGGTAACCTTTCAAACTACCTACTTATATCCTACCATATATTAAAATAAGTTCGTAATCATCTATGGAAAACCCATAGTAAGATACTGTTCATAAGAGAATAAACCCGTCCCGTGAGGCGGGATTTTCTTTACACTTCCCTATATCTATATTCCCATACATTTCTATATATATTCGGATCTAGAATATTCGGATTAAACCGATACACCCCCCTATTGTCTTTCCTCCCATCCTGTAGGTTTAGTTATATAG